CAAGTTGAGAAAAATCAATGTTACTAGGAATGACAAGTTGATTCATGTTTTTATATTTTGATATAATTTATTAATTTTAAATTACTTTTTAATCAAAATATAATAATCTTATATTTAAACGATCCATTTTGTAGAACCTATAAACTCTTGACTTGTTAAAAACAATGCTTGTTGCATTCCACCTCAGTGATGTCATAAGCTTTCCTTATAACACGTTCATCCTCGTCATAATGTTGAATTGATACACGAATATTATCAGATGCTCTAAAATAATATACTTTTTATCATTTTTGTTGACGCCTTTATATGAATTGATTTTATTGTTAATTATTAAAATCAATTTTGATTTCGTAGAAAATAAAAATTATAAAAACCATGGTACTATTTTTTTTTTAAATATATACAAAATACATGGAATATTATTTAGTTGGAGTAAGCTAATCCACCCATGCCGGCCATGATGCGTAGAACATTGTAGTTAACGGCATAGACACGGAGTTGACCAGCATTAGAAGATGCAAGAGTTAACAATAGAGAAGCATTGTCAATTCGTGACATGTTAACACTGCCGGAGGGCTGATGCTGTTCAGGGTTAAGGGCAAAGGAATATACATAGATACCGACATCAGGGCAACGAGTGTGATGTTGATAAGGTTGAACAGTGTTGAAGTAGAAACCGTCTCTTACGGAGAATCGGTCTTGTCCATTGAGTTGGAGCTTAGCATCAACAACAGATTGGGCACCAGTGCTGTAACTGTAATCAGATAGAGTCTTGGCAGTTACCTTAGCGTCATATTGGTATACCCAGACAAGTTCCTTAACGGGGTGGTTAAGAGCAAGCTTGGACTTGATAGAGGTGCTAGTGTAAGATTCAGCACCACTGAATTGGAGTTGTTCAATAAGGTATTCGTGTTGAACTTGGGCAAATTGACGACGCTCATCAGTATCAAGATAAACGTAATCAATGTAGAGAGAAGCGGCACCAATGGCAGGAGTTCCGTTGGTGATAGTAGTAGACGTAAGAATCTCGCTAACGGGTCGGAAAGAAATGTTGAACTTAACTTCGTGATCGTGTACCTTACCGAGCTGTACTTCAGCTCGACAAGACATACCCCACCTTTCGGTGTATTTAAACCTGTATAAAACAGGGAGGGACTAGACTATATCTTAAGCCATCATTAGAGGTGATTAATCTCTTCAGACCCACTAACATTTAGTCGTTGAACCTTCTCCGTGATCTCATCTATGCTCATATATAAGCTAACGATTTTAGGAGCTTGGCTGCGGATTTTCCAATCAAGAATTATATTATAAATTCTGAAGCTTTACGCTTCCTAAACTTTATTACCACAATTAAATAAAATTTAATTGGCAATCTCTTAAAGATCGCGTGGGAACGGCAATTAACCGTGTTCTTTTTATATCTTTCGACATAAAAATGGTAGTTTAGGCTCTAAGGAATTTCCCGCAATTTGAAAGTGTCGCAAATAATAGTTTGATTTTACCCATTGTAAACTATTTTTAACATTTTGATATTCTTGTATATTTTTATTATATATTCTACAAGTTTCGCATGTTTTATAACTAGGAGAAGTAAATTCTCGTTTACAACGACTACAAATCATCCTATTTTCACTAGTATTTATGGATTAAATTCAATTTTTTTCGGATAAAACAAGGTGGATTTCTTACGAAAAATTAAATTTATTACATACCATTTAACTTTTTTACCTATTTTATATGTAATTTAAATAGGAGTAATACTTTTACCAACTATCATAAAGTTAATTGGAGTGCGATAAGAGGAAGAGCTAGACCAGCATTTCTGTTGAACCAGAATTGAAGAGGAATATATAGAGTAGTAGCTGGGAGAACAGTTTTATTAATTGTTTCATCAGTATCAACTAAATCAGAAGTGTTACCAGTCATATTATCATAACCAGTTTCGTGTTCAGCAGTCTGGGTAAGTTCGTTCCAGATCTGGAGCCAATCACCATAGTGTCTATCACGTTAATTAAATATACTGGTGAATGATATATTTAATAGGAATTCTCACGATAGGAAATCTTAAATTTCCATAGAAAGAATACGAGTCTTCTTTCATTCCCTACCTTATGTTTCCATAAGGACTAGACTATATCTTAAGCCATCATGAGGGGTTATCAATCCCTTCAAACCCATTACTGTTTAGTCGTTGAACCTTCTCCTTGTACTAATATTACGTATTTAGGAGCTTGGCTGCTGATTGTCCATATATCCGTGTGGATTATTACCATACCTGAGTTCTTTTCTCAGCCAATGATATATTTCTATAACTGGATTATTTTTAATTCCAGTATCCAAACAAAGTTTAGATTCATCTTGGTACCACTTGTCAATTATTTCTTGATGTTTTTTAATAGTACTTAACTCAATCTTGTTAGATTTTATTGAATTATCTTCTTTTTTTAAAGGTCTTAGATTATACCATCTAAAACAATTGTTTCTATGTATTTCATCATCTAAATTAAACCACGATATTGGTATAACATAATCTAATACCCAATATTCTACATAATTATCCCAAGACATATTTTCATCAAATTGATGTTCAATCCAATCATAAAAAAACTTTTTTGAACAATCTAAATAAATTAATCTAGAATCACCGTTCTTAATATTTTTTAAGAGTTCGCTAATTCTACTACGATAACTAGAAATTAAACAAAACTTTTTATCAGATTCTCTTCTGATCTTTAAGTATTTATTTCGTTTATCTTTATATTCTTTAGATTTTTGTTTTAATTGTATAATTTCTTTATTTTTTTCCCTGTATTCTGCCTTTTGAACATTTATCTTCACAGAATTATTCTTTCTATACAATCTATTTCTTTCTATAATTTCTTTTTGATTGTTGATATATTCATCTTTTTTCTTTTGACGAAATTTTTCAGGATTCTCATGATATTTCTTTATTTCTTTAGATGATCTACATGATTTACATTGTCCTCTATAATATTTACCATTTTTGGAAAATTCTAACAAGTCCTTTTCAATTTTACAATCTATACAAATCTTCATTGTATTATACTATTAATAAAAAATAATTTTCAATTTTTTTCGGTTTTAGGAGTTTCCAGCAATTTAGTAATGTCGCATATATCTAAAACAAGTAAAAAGTTGGCAAGACTAATTTACTTTTATTTATATATACACTAGCGTTTAACAATCTTTTAAGATAACGCTGCTAGAGACAGATTAGTTTATCTCTTGTCCTCCGATTTCAATATTAACATAATCAATAATATGATGTCCAACGTTGGCACACCATGAAAGACCAGTACCTTCAATTCTAGGTAGATCAAGTTGGAGATAAGTGCGATGAATTAAATCACCATTGCGTGAAACAGTGCAAGAAACCTTGCGACCGAAGTCTACGGTTCCATTAACGCGCCAATTACTATACGTAATTGGGTTGACATAAAGTCAACATACCCCGTCTTTCGACGTATTTAAACCTGTATAAAACAGGAAGGGGCTAGACTATATCTTAAGAAATTTATAAAACAAATTCCCCACTGCCATTTAGTCGTTGAACATCACTCTTGGATTTTAATTCGTTTAAATAAGTTAAAGCTGATTGATATAATATATCATTAGATACAGTTTTAGAAACAAAGTATTTAGGTTTTTCTGATAAATATTTAACACAATATCCATTTCTGTGTTTTTGAATATATTTTTCATACTGAGAAGGCTTAACAACAATTGGTTCATTTAGATTATTTAATCTTTCTAAATAACCCAACGCTCGTTGTAAATTATATTCATCTGTTTTTTTTGATGAAATAAACCTTTTCTCCGGACCCATTAGATGATTACACACTCTATACCCATGTGTGCATTTTATTAAATACATCGGTAAATCAGGATTAGTAGTTTGAGACAACTTTTCTTTGGTTTCTAAAGAAACTACCCTTCCCTTTAAAGAATCACTAATTTTTTCTTTCGTAGTAACATGATGTTTTCCACCATTACCACCTAATTTAATATTCATTCCATTTGGAACTTGAGAATTGTATCTTTCAATATATTCTATTTCCTTTAAATCTAAATCTTCGTCTTTACACTCTTCAACTATTTCTATTGTAAAATGTTTATCGCCATATTTTCTGATGGCTTTGTTTAAAACCTTACAATGATTTTTATAACTACGATAAGCATCTTCTAAATGCTCTTTCCATCTTTTTTCAACAGAATTAATAGTTTGTCCTATATAAATTCTATTAGAAGGAGAAGTTATTTTGTATATTATACCCATATATTTATATATTAATAATA